GTCTCGGCTTTCTTGCAACGTGCTGGTTTGGCTGGCTTGGAGGGCGACATCCGCCAAGCGCTGTCTGAGGGTGTTGAGGACACTGATGCGATTTTGTTCCGTTTGCGTGGAACCAACCAGTTCAAAACGCGTTTCAAAGCGAACACCGCCCGCGCAACAAAAGGTCTACCCGAACTAGACCCTGCCACCTACATCGGTTTGGAGCAACAGTATTCAACAGTGCTTCGTTCCAACCGTCTACCAAGCGAGTTCTACGATTCACCTGACGATTTCAATGCGTTGATTGAAGGCGACGTTTCACCAGCAGAGTTCCAGCAACGAATCCAAGAAGGGTTCGTGAAAGTCCGTGACGCAGACCCACAAGTCCTGAACACGCTCCGCCAGTTCTACCCTGAGGTCGGTAACGACGAGAACGCTTTGGCTGCCTACTTTATTGACCCGACGCGTGGCGCACAAGCATTGGACCGTCAGGTGGCTGCTGCCCGTATCGGTGCCCGCGCCCGTGAGCAGGGCGGTATGGCTATCGGGGCGTTGTCGGCTGAGGAACTGGTTTCCCGCGGCTACACCCCAGAGCAGGCACAGGGCGTGTTCCAGCGTGTCGGTCAACTGGCTGGCTTGTATCAGGAGATGGGTGGCGAAGAGGCGTTGACTGAGGCTCAGAAGGTTGGTGCCGCGTTCGGCTACAACGTCGAGGCTCAGACTGCGTTGGAGCGTCGCCGACGTCAACGTCTCGCAGAGTTCGAGGCTGGCGGACAGTTCGCCCGCACGACAGGCGCAACATCTGGCACCGTTGAAACGGGCGTCGGGTTGGCTCAGTAGGGTACTTGACAGCCGCACACACTTGTGTGCTACAGTCAGTGCTGTCATAACGACAACAGCCATCAGGAACCTCCAACCTGGTGTGGGTAAAGGAGTGAGCCAATGTCCAACGTCCACGAGTTCGAAGACGAAACTGGCGACGAGGCACCGAAAGACCCAGTGCGGGCACGGATGCGTCAACTCGAAAAAGAGTTGAAAGCAAAAGAGCAGGCACTAGCCGAAGCGGACGCCATCAGACGCGAAAACGCGTTCATGAAAGCGGGCATCCCAATGGATAACCCGATGGCAAAATACTTCGTAAAAGGGTACGACGGTGAAATCTCCCCTGAGGCGATTAGGTCAGCGGCGGAAGAAGCCCAACTCATAGCCAAGGCTGCAGAGAACGCGCAAGCGAAATCTGAGGCTGATGCGTGGAGCCGTCTAACGAAGGCTCAGCGTGCTGGTGAGACAAGCGAACCCGTTGTTGACTGGAACACCAAGTTGAACCAGGCTCGTAACGAGCAAGAGGTCATGCAGATTTTGGCTCAGGCAAGACAAGAATCAGAAAACCTCTAGCCCGCAGGACCCCGTCCTGTCGGGGGAAAGAAATAACAGGTAATGTCCAAGACACAAACGAGCAGCCTGCTCACTGACCAGGTTGCATTTGACAGGATTGCGTACTTCGCACTCCGCAGCGAACTCTTGTTCGACGCGGTGGCAGACGTGATGCCAGTCGCACAAGCAATGCCAGGTTCAAGCGTGAAGTTCACCATCTTCAACGACTTGGCTGAGAAGACCTCAACCTTGACCGAGGACACCGACGTGACACCAGTTGCGATGGGTGACTCGCAGGTTGAAGTGACCCTCGCAGAGTACGGCAACGCCGTGAACACGACCGCCAAGTTGCGCGGCACGTCGTTCCTCGACGTCGACGCTGCAGCCGCGAACCTCGTTGGTTACAACGCTGGTATCAGCATCGACTCGGTTATCCGTGACGTGCTTTCTGGCGGAACCCACGTGGTGTACGGTTCGGGCGGCGCAAGCCAGCCGTCAAGCCGTGCGACGGTTGGTAGCGACGACAAAATCAAGGCGAACGACGTTCGCAAGGTTGTCGCCGCGCTCCGCAAGGCAAACGCCGTTTCGTTCAACGGCATGTACATGGGTTACATTCACCCCGACGTGTCGTTCGACCTCCGTTCGGAGACTGGTGTGGCTTCGTGGCGTGACCCGCACGTGTACAGCGACCCAGCCAACATCTACAACGGCGAAATCGGAGCCTTCGAAGGTGTGCGTTTCATTGAGACGCCACGTGCGAAGATTTTTGAGGATGCCTCGGATGGCTCAGGCTCATCGACGGGTTCTTCGGCAACGGTGGACGTGTACTGCACGCACATCGCAGGTCGTCAAGCCCTGGCGAAGGCACACTCAATCGTGGACGGAAACGGTGCGTTCCCCCGCGTCGTTCGCGGTCCAGTGGTCGACGTGTTGAGCCGCTTCCAGCCCGTCGGCTGGTACTGGCTTGGTGGCTATGCGCGATTCCGTGAGGCTTCGCTGCGTCGCATCGAGTCGGCGTCGACCATCGGCGCAAACTAACTCTTAGTTAGTTCAACAGAATCGGTAAGGGGGCGGGGTTTCCTCCCCTGCCCCGCCCCCTTGCTTCTGCTATTCTTTCGTGCGAGGTAACTGATGTCGATTTCAAACTACGCTGAAAACAAGTTGCTTGACACACTCCGAGCACAATCATTCTCGGTCAGCAACGTCTACGTAAAACTCCACACGGGAGACCCTGGTGAAGATGGGACGAGCAACGCCGCCACCGAAACAACCCGCGAAGAAGTCACATTCAGTGCAGCGTCATCTGGTTCGATGGCGTCATCTGCGACTGTTGAGTGGACGAACGTTTCAACAACTGAGACGTATTCGCATTTCTCGTTGTGGGATAACTCCACTGCAGGTAACTGTTTGTGGACTGGTGCGCTTTCTTCGTCGGCTGCGGTCACTGCTGGTGACACGTTCCAAATCACTGCACTCACGCTGACGCTTGACTAAAGACAGGTAGCCGCGTGGCTAACCTGCTGGATTTCACGTCACCTTTCACGGGTGGCATCGCCTATTTTCAAGGTTATGCGGAAGTTCTGCGTACCGCTACCGCTTCGGGTGTCGGTGCCGCTTCTGCTTCTTCGCTTGTTTTGCGTGCCCGTACCGCAACAGCATCAGGCACGGGAACATCAACGGCGTCAGGTCTACATGTAGCACCGCGTACTGCGACAGGTTCAGGGTCAGGTTCATCTTCGACGGTTATTGTGCTGGTTGCCATCCGTACGGCAATCGGCAGTGGTACGGGTACGGAGTCTGCTGATGGTGAACGTGTCGTACCACGCTCGGCTACTGCGAGTGGTCAGGGGACCACTGCGGGTGGTGCTACTGGTTTGCACATCGCACCTCGCACCGCCACAGGTTCGGGGGTGGGGGCTTCGTCTGCGTCGCAGAACGTTATTCGTGCCCGCACAGCCACCGCTAGTGGCAGTGGGGCGTCAACGGCAGTCGGGTTGCACATCGCGCCACGTACCGCCACCGCTAGTGGCACGGGGGCGTCAACGGCTGATGGGGCGGCGACCCGTGCACGCATGGCATCGGCATCAGGCACAGGGTCATCCACTGCCACTGGTTTGCACATCGCCCCACGTACGGCATCTGGAAGCGGCTCAGGGGCTTCTAGCGTCACGTCGTTCGCTACCAAGTTCCGTACCGCCACAGCCGCAGGGTCAGGTACCGAAACGTGTGTTGGGGTGCGTATCGCGTTCCGCACCGCCACCGCCTCAGGCACTGGCAGCGAGTCGGCTACCCAAGTCAAGTTGCTGCTGTTCAAGACTCCGAATCGGACCGAGATTCGGGCAGCGAACTGGCGTGGCGGCGACCTCGCCAACCGCCTGTTCCGTCACGCACAACCCACCCTCGCAGGCGTCAACGTCTACAAACTGGTTGACGGCACATTCACCGAAATCGAACAGCGTGACTACGACCTGATTAGCAAGGTGTACCACGGCGGTACGAAGAACTTTGTGTCGCAAGCGGAGAAGGATGATTTGGTTGCGGCAGGGTATGGTGAGTACGTCACATGAGCATCTTTAGACCACCGACCGACGACTTCATGGTTTTAGGTATCCCGCCGAAGGAGTTTGATTCACAAGAGGTGCGGCTGGCGTACAGCCTGT